TCGAACTCGTGTGTCTCACACCACATCGCATACGTCGTTTTTGATTGCTTAGAGATTTTTTGTTTAGGGTTACTGAAGACAAAACGAATGTCTTTTTCAGGATGTTGGCTTCTTATTAACAAATGCTTTTGACGATCTGCGGTAAGGAATCGACCTTTGGTTTCTACTATAATTCCATTCGGTAGGCAGAAGTCTGGGTGATACCGCGAGATTTTCGCAGGCTTTTGATATACAATTCTGTCGCTGCGGTGCTCATAACGAAATGGCACACCAGCGGTTTTCAACTGGTGTGCCACTTTTTCTTCTAAGCCTGAACGAAAGCCCAGTCGATATCCTACAGATTTTTTGTCAGAAGTCGGCACTCGTGCTGCTGTCTTTTTCACCCTGCGTTTCTGTAAAGAAGTTTTCGTCTGCGGTGCCATCGTGTTTAAAACCAAGTTCCATTTCTTCAAAACCAAAACTGTCTAAATCGCCGCCTTCTTGACCTTCGACAAGATCGACAATCTGAATTGCGACAGGCTGTAATTTGATGCCCTTCCGTGGCTTGTCATATGCGTAGACCTCGAAAGCTACTACCATTTTTGTTCCGCCCCACGGCTGGACATCAATGGGCTGCGGAGGAGCACTGGTATCAAAAAGTTTTGGGCGGCGAGACCAGGTCGAGCCGTCGCGGAGTGCTACATTTTTCACACGTAATTTGAACACAACGTTTCCTGTGGAATCCCCCGCTTCGTCAGTCTCCTCTGTCCACAGAAAATTCTCTGAAGGTACGGGGTCGCCAACATGTGTTTCATAGATAGTTGCAATTTTCTTTTGCAGACTTCCTGCTTCTTTTTTACTGACTCTTAGGTCAGCTTTGTAGATTCCTAGGTCGTGGAATTTTTTGTCACCTTCACCATGGAGGTAGGGGTAGACCGCCTCTCCAACAGGAGTGGAAAATCTCTGTGCCTTAGTGGATTGAGCCATTAAAATCTCCTGAAATTTTCTGCGATAAAAGACTAATTAACGACGACAAGAGCATTTGAGTTTGTCCCCAGGTCAACGCAACACAGTCGATCTCATTGTCTGTCAGATTACTTTCTTGTTGGATAAAAATACCAGTCGGCCCCGCATACAACGCTGTGTTCAGCGGTGCCTCTTCGTCTTCTGGATCGTTATCCAAATCCGAAAATAGAGGAACAACGTTGTCGGGATATTCAAAATTTTCAGTCACAATATTCTCGCCCGCTCTCTGCCATTCGCTGTTGAAATTCATAATCGTCAGTGTCCGTATCCATTCCTTTTTTTTCCAATTTCTTTTTTAACGCTGGTGTAAATTCTAGTATGGCGTCTATCGATTCCATATTACATTTCCTTACAAATGACAGGGATTAAGAGAAAAAGAAATCATTTTTGATGACTTCTGTTATATCAAAATCTCCACGTTGTGGTGCAGGGGGGAGAACACCCGCGCTCTGGTTTATAATTTTCGCAACTTCGTTTTCAAAATCTGCGAGGGGGTCGTTGTCATGGAATATTTGCAGGAAACTTGGCTTGATGCAGTGTTCCAAAAAATCTGGCAGATCAGCACAGTGCGTGCCAAACGAATCGTGTATCGTGTTGTAATAGACCGGCCCCCGCCCAAAATCTAATTCCTGATCGAGCGCAAAATTAACAGCGCCTCGCAGGATAGCCCCGTCCAAACTGTGTACCCAATTCGGCGCAATTGAGCTGGCCATTTTTTTCCGGTCGAGTTTCTTTGTGTCTTCAAACAAACTTAACCGGTAGATTATTCCGTCTAGAAATGTGCTGACACGAATATGCTTTTGCTCGTATCGGGCTTGTTGTACAGGGAACCCATCAGGTGTGAACCACACGAGCGGGATCGGGGTGTCACTCTCTGACACCAAGCGAGACGCTTTCTGCATCCATAGCATACACTCGCGAGCAGCTGGGATGGTTTCGTGAATCGAATCCCAAATTTTAGAAGCAATGTAGGCGATGAACTTGGAATCATCCTCAATGTATGGGTGCGTCTCTCCTGCTTTTGTCCGTTTATGGATTGACTCGCGAACGTAAGTCATCACTGCATGGAAGGTTCCGCTGTAAGGAATAACCATGCACGGCTTTTTGGTCTCCGCACGCCGGATACCGAATTCCAAAGCAGCTTTTGCCAGGGGTAATTTTTCAGGATCAGTTTCTGCCTCGAATTTACCATTAGATAGATCGGCTACACGTATGTAAATATCCTGACGATCTCTACGATCAGTAAGATTAACCCAACGTGCCCCTTCGCGGTCACGCAAGGCAGCTGAGAAAATTTGCATACCTGAACAGGTAGCGTCAACGTTACAGGGCAAATGTGAGACGTATCCAAAGCCTTCACGCCTGAAATTTGACCATTCCATCGCCCAGCGAACAAACTGAAAAGGCTCGTCCGCTTCAGTCCAGCGAAGATCTCCAAAAGGATCAGCGGCAACCTCAGAAATCCAGTGTTCGTTATCGACAACCCAATCAGCACGCTCTTGTAGAGGCAGCTTGTCCTTACCGAAGTGGTTTGCGCCCATGATGGCGAGCCACGCGGCCTGCTCTTCGTTTTCGATTGATTTTCCTTGAGCGAACTCCAGCTGACCTTTAACAAAATCTGGGCCTTGTCGGTTCAAGAATGTACTTACGTCATAAATGCGGCCTCGGCTACACAGCTGGACCGGGAAATAGAGTTCTTCCGCTGATTCAAATTTCTTGGCAAGATGAATAACACGCGCAACCATGAGACGCTTGCTGATTCGACGGCGGTTGTGATCATGTACAAGGTAGCACTGACGACGGTAAGCGTTCTTTATGTCGCCGTCTTCGTCCGCACCCGCAGGGGCCTCCGGAATCGGCTCTTGATCCGACAAGGGAAGGCCCGCAATCTCACGATTAAGACTATAGACGTGCTCAAGAAGATCAGGCATGACGGCACTAATACGAAATGGCACCTCTTGGATCGCGTTAATGGCGCGAAGCGGAACGCTCAAGTCCATGTTGTTCATTTCTTCTAGAAACTGGCTCTTGATCCCTTTGACGAGGGGATAGCTGGTGATGTTTTCTGTGAAATACCCACCTCCAAAAAGCTGGCCGTTTAGCCAAGGCTTAGGCTTTGTCAGCATCGGCAACATTACCGTAAAAACACCCTCATTTGCTTTTAGCCGTTCATCAATTTTAAAAAGCATGTCTGGAGTCGGCTGTACAATTCGACGTTTTTTACCACGCTCCCACACTTGCGCGATTTTACACATTCCGGTTGCATCCCCAAAAAGCTCAACAAGCACACGGCCAAGTAAAACCATCTGTCGCTTGTCCCAAACTTCCCACTCCATTTTCATCTGCGAAAACTTACGCTGAATCATTTCTTTCCTGCGGCGACGCGGAAGGTCTCGGGTGTCAAAATCGGTCAGCATTTTTCTACAAAGCTTAAAATGGTTAGCAGAAAAATGTCGGATACGCATCTCATCGTGTATTTTAGTGCAGCCTTTTATGCTGACAGACGACAGAGCAGCTGTCTCTCCTTCCGTCATCGAGATTGGGACGACATTCAATATCGCCTGCGTAAACAGGTAGGCAACACTTGCAGTATCGATTGTGTCTAGCATCACCGCAGCGGTGTGCCGCTTACCTGGTTTGCCCGTGTTACTGTCTGCTTTAAATTTGTCAATCGCATCTTCGAAGGCGTCGATGCTGTGGTTGAGGACCGCGCGCCCAGTGTGGGTGCTCGCGTATTCGCCGCGTTCTCTCGCTTTTTTATGGAGACGGTGATAACGCTTAATTGTCTCCTCGCGCATAGATTTTTCTAACTCAATTTGCTGTCTGTATACGCTTAGTGCCGAATTTTCAGTCATGTTTTCCCTCCTCAGTTGGACGCGGTGTCACCATCGTAAACCAGCCCGGTGCAGGACAGTAGGCCCATTTCGCAAACTTAGATTTCTCCCCTATGTAGTAGTCCCGGTAAGCCTTTACCGCATCATCTGGTGTCTTGTACTGGTCAGGCATACACTGTGGTGGCTGTGTGTAATCTGCCAAAATGTATGGGCGTCCTCCATCATGGAACATGTACATCACTTGCGCGTTAATATTAAAAGGAGGTGTGCTTAGTATTTTTCTGAACTTTTTATCTGTCAGGTGTACCTTGTCATACCTACTGGTGTATTCATCGCATAGAAACTTGAACAGGTTATAGGTCCATTCGTACTGGAGGGGTGACCCCCTGACCCACTTGGTAGAGGGGTGATTCAGGTGAGCAGTCTTGTACATACCTTTCTGGTCTGCCACGGTGTCACCGTCTAACACACGGTGAGCAGTGCATAGCATCTGGGCTGTCTCCAGGATCATCTTGACGCAGTGCTTATCGCAGTGCATCGCCGCTGCTATTGCAGGGTCAGTATCTAAGTAAAAAATATTCATTTCTGGGGACCAGGCAGGTGGTGCTTATCCCAACCAAGTGCCCTTCCTGCTTTAGTTCCCGTGTCGCGAGCGAACTTCGTCGCGAGTTCCGCTGATAACAAACTAATCTCTTCAGCCAGGTCCTCGATATCATCTACATCGAGCGCGCGGTGTAAACGCACGTACATTTTTAAAACGTCAACTTTGGAGTTCCAATCGTCAGTCATATCGCACTCTCCACACTTTCTAAAAAAAAGGATACTCTGTTCCCTTTCATTGTGTCGCATGTCGGTGATCGTTATGCAATAGTGTTTTTGTGTGATGTGATATTATTTTGTTTTTATATATCAATCGCAGGACGCGAGACGTGTGATCACGCAACGATGAAGGCTGACAGTCATATAGCGCGTAGCCACCCGCGTGTTGTAACCCGCGCGCGGGTATCGCTTAATGTAGTCATCGATACCCTCTTGAAGGTACGAATGAGATTCCGATTCGAGAAGCACGGACACCTCGTTCCCCCAACCCTGTTGACGAGAGTTAATTACTGTCGTCGTCCATTTATTCATCGTAGCTGGCTCCTTGAATGTGCGGGAAGGTGTGCGGGAAGGTGTGCGGGAAGGGCTGATAGTAGACCCGCTATAACCTAGGAAATTTAGAGACCTTGAGGCCCCGAGACCTTGAGGCCCCGAGACCTTGAGGCCCCGAGACCTTGAGGCCCGAGACCTTGAGGCCCCGAGGCATGGATGGCAGACAAAAAAACCCCCTAAGATGCGGGAGGCACCTTAGGGGGAAACAGGGGGGGCAATCTAGTATGGCGGGAGATGTGTCTCGATCAGCTTCCCCCCTTTTCAACTAGGTTTCTATCGCTGCGGTTCATTGTTTGTGTCAGTCATCTATCTGTTGCCCCTCATACGTTTGGCCCCTTTCGTTCTGCTATATGGGGAATGTGACGGCTGCGGTGATCATC